GTCATCCTTTTGAAACTCAAGCTCCCTACGGATAGCTGTGTTGCCTAGAGACATAGAGATTTTCTTAGCTACACCATTGGGTGTGATCTCTAGGTTGTTTCCTCTCAGTAAAATACTCTCAGCCAGCATGGTATCCCATATGTCACCGTCATACTTAAAGCCACACTCCCACAGCCAAGCCAAGTCATGCTGTGCATTGTGCATGATAAGCAAGGTAGTATGGTCTAGTACACGCTGTATTCGCCTAGCTTCTACGCCTGACTGATCAACGTACTCTTTGTGCTGAAGATCAAAGGTCAAGGACTCCGTACCGTCATCTACATCACGCACTCCCACATTGACCAAGAAGTTATCAGGCTCCCAAGGGTCTAAGAATAACTTGTTGTGCCTCTTCTGCGTTGTGTTCTCTACGTCCAATACAAAGCGCATTGTTGTCCTTTCTTTAGGCTAGGTACTGTGACCTACCCCCGTCTAACTCACAGTGAACGACCCCATGCCATCCACCCTTTAACTTGTTCTTAGCTACGTTGATGTGACGCTGGTTGTCCTCATCATCACCCTCAGTAACTTGGTTCTTAGCTATCAACAACATAAGGTCTGCCTCTGCTGCCTTGCCTGTCTTACTGCCTTCCAGCATTGACTGATCCAGATATACTTTATCTTGTGCATCTGCTGACAACTGACTCATCCAGATAATAGCACAGCCATACTTCTTAGCTATGTTACGAGCATGGATAGCAGCAGCCTTGAGATAGACATCCGACTTGTCACTACTCTTTACAGCAAACTTGTCACCCATGTCAAGTACTACTATGTCAGGCTTGCTATGCTTAATGATGTTCTCAACCCAACCTAAGTCTTTACCTGTGCTATCAAACATACTGATCTGATTACGCACCTTCTTGTAACGAGCAGCAGCTAACGCATAGTTAGACTTGATCTCATCTGTATCCATACTGGCAGCAGCACACAGATAGCGTTCCGCTACACGCACATACTCTTCCTCGTTACACAGAACCATACACTTAGCACCCTGCTCAGCGAAGCCACTAGGTGAAGCTATAGTAGACGCATGGAAGCTCGTCTTACCTGTGTTAGGTCTAGCTCCTACGATAATAAAGTGACCACTACTGATGCCTTCTATGCGCCCGGCGAGGCTAGGTATGTTCCACTTCCATTGTGACTGTGTGTTACCAGCCTCAAGGATTGTGTCTATGTCAATGTCAGCCCACTCAACATTCATGTTAGGCATGAAGTTATCCTCATGCGCCTCAAGCACCTGACGTAGTGGCTCAAGAGAGGTAAGCTTACCGTTAACGTAGTCGAACCCTAAGTTAGCTACCTGCTCCCCTACGTGCTGCCTAAACATCCTAGACAGTACATCAGAGGCTACGTCCCTAGACATAGGAGCCTCTTTGCGTAGCTTGGAGAACAGACCCTCATAGAGAACCTTGTTAGCTGTGGTCAGTGTGTTGTACTCAGAGAAGAACAAAGCCTCTAGCTCTGATGTGGATATGGTGCGGTCATACTTCTCCATTGCGTTGTCCAAGACCTGCTTGATCTTGCGTATGTCTTTAGTGAATAACTTGTCAGGGCATTTGATGCCCTTGTGATCTTCAAAGAACTCCTGATCGTGTAGGGTTCTAATGAGCGATAACTCCATCATTATAGCTCATCTCCCTTCTCTGACTCTATGCCCTTAAGAATTAAGGATACAAAGCCTACATTAAATATCTTAGAAAAGACTTCTGGGGCCATGTCCACCTTAACTGTGGCACTACCATCGTCATGCTCAACTATGTCTACTACTTCTATCTTATCACTCATCTTTTATCTCCTTATTGTGCTTACGAAACCTTTTGTTGTAAGCACGTTTGATCTTCTTTAACTGCCCCGCTTTCCATATGTAAAACTTACGTGCTTTGGTTAGTCCACCATACTCATCACCACCCTTCATGGGTATACGCTTGGTCATTTGTTGGTTAGGGCTTTGATCATTTGCTCATTAGAGTTTGTCATTTACCTCTCCTACTACTACTGTGGTGTTAGTAATGGCAAGTATTGCCCGTTAACTAATACAGTTATGTTATTTTACTAGTTCCTCTAAAGATAAAGTCATGGGGTAGTTCCTTTTCAAGTTGTGCGTGACTGATACTAATGCCTCCCATGATGCAGGATATAATCCCTTCATATCCATACTGATTGCATTAGCAACCAGCCTAGTCTCATACTGTGTGTCATCCTTACGTCTAAGATTACACATATCTGCCCATGCGTCAAGGCTACCTGACCACCACCACTCAGTCATGGTGTTTTGTGGCAACACCATACGTGCTTGCTCTGGGCATACATTCTGAGCTAGTAAGTGTTCGTACAGGCTCTTTTGAATGCCCTGTGTGGTCTTGATGTTGATGTCGGGTATCTCCTCACTACTACTTCCCTGCTTGACATTCTTTGCCTTACCTCTCCACGATTCTGGATTATAGAACTCAGGCTCATCATCTACATACCTACGGCTGATCTCATTCCAACGTAGGAACTTGTGCTTGACTAGTTGTCTAGCTACAAAGATGGGAGCCTTGACATGGAAGGTAGCAAAGCAGTGACCGAATGGTGACATATGTCTGTGCTTGGCTAGGAACTTGATTAGGTTTGCGTCTGAAGTATTGAACTCTTCAGTCTCCTTACCAAAGGATACCCTTGCTGCATTGACTACAGATAGGTCAGTACCCATGTAGTCTTTTAGATTTACATCAATCAACTGTGATCTCCTTTATTTCTATCCAGTGGTTCATGGCATACTTTTCCATGAGGTAATTACGTCTGTCCTCTGCCTTGTCTCTGTTACCATAGACAGACTCACACCCCATAGGATTCATTACAAGGTACACTTTACTAGCCATTCCATATGCCTTCGTCTTTCTCATCTTGCATGGCCTTCTCACGTTCCTTCTTGAACAATTCCTCTAAGCTAGGGTTGCCCCTAAAGTAATCAGGGGTGTCACGATTGTCAAGTTTTTTCTCTATCCAATCTAATAATCTTTGTATCATGGTGCTGTTCCTTTCCATAAGGCAAGCTGCCCCTCAAGTTTAGTCTTGCGTACCTCAAGGGTCTTGGCCTGATGTTCCCAGTAGTCTGACTCACGTTGCAGTATGTCAACCTGACCACGCAACATATCATTTTCTTTCTGGACTTTCTTTAACTTAGTCATAGTAATACCTGCTTCAACTAATAAGTCTCCTCTCGTTTTCATGCCTCATACCTAGCTGTCTTGTAGTTGAGGTTAGTGTGGACTATGCCATGCCAACCAGACAGTTTGTTCTTAACGACATTGAGGTGGCGCATAGTATCTTCTTCTTCAGCACCCTCAACTGGTGGGTTCTTAGCGATCAGCAACATGAGGTCTGCCTCTGCTGCCTTACCTGTACGACTACCCTCCATCATAGACTGATTGAGTACAACCTTGTTCTCTGCATCCGCTGATAGCTGTGACATGTAGAAGATAGCACAGCCCTGTTGCTTTGCAATCTGTCTGGCATAGATAGCGTTAGCCTTGAGTGCTTCATCAGTACGAGAGTAGCCACCTGTCTTAGCGAACTTGTCACCCATGTCAAGCACTACAATGTCTGGCTTGTATGTCTTGCACACACTCTCAACCCATGACATGTCACGATCAGTAGCATCCTTGAACTTTACATTGTCTCTGATCTTATCGTATGCAGCCATTGCCTTGCCCTTGTTAGCGACAACATCCTTGGCTTCCATGTTAGCGGCGGCTGTGATGTAGCGGTGAGCCACACGGTGATAGCCTTCCTCATTACACAGGACAATGCACTTAGCACCCTGCCATGCGAAGCCACCCTCACCAGCAATTAGGCTGGCATGGAATGAAGTCTTGCCAGTGTTAGGTCTTGCTCCAACCTCAATCAAGTGACCAGCATTGACGCCCTCTACCTTACGTGTGAGGGTAGGGATGTTGAATGTCCACTGGCTCTCAAGGCTATTGAGTGACAGGATGTGGTCAATGCTTGAGTCTTCCCACTCAATGTTTAGCTTGGGGGTGAAGTCATCGCCATACTGTTCAAGCATGTTACGTAATGGCTCAAGGGTATCCTTAGTACCATTGACATAATCAAAGCCAAGGTTGGCAATGTCCTCACCGATTACTTGTTGGAATAGTTTAGACAAGACCTCTTGTGCAATGTCCACACCCATAGGTGCCTCTCTCTTTACAGTGGCAAAGAGTGCAGAGTATGCTGTCTTCTGTGCTGTAGTGAGGGTGGCATTGTTGGACATGAACAACGCCTCAATCTCGTCAGGTGTAACGGTACGTTCATACCGCTGCATGGCACTGTCGATTGCCTTCTTGATCTTACGTACATCAGGGCTGAACAATCGTTCTGGGCATCGTGATCCACGGTGATTGTCATAGAACTCTTTGTCCATCAGACTACGTATTAGTGCTAGTTCCATCTGGGGTGTATCCTTCTGTTAGGGCTATCAGATTAATTATATCTACAGGGTTATTATATTTTAGATCGTCTGTCAACTTCAATACCCTGACATCAGGGCAGTAAGTACGTAGCTCTTTAGCAAACTTGAGTGACTTAGGTAAGGCATCGGGGTCAAGTGCTACGATTATGGTGGAGAACTGCGACAAGTACCTCTTGTGTCCCTCCGATAATGATGTACCCAACACAGCCACCCCGACATATACATCATCATCTGAGGCATCCAGCTTGAGTTCGTTATTCACTGTCGCACCTACGACTGCTGCACTCACGCTGTCCTCCACCACTACAGCGACATTACCACAGCCATGATGGTATGG